ATTGTACCAACAACTTCACTAGTTTCCCAACTCTATAAGGATTTTGAAGAGTATGGTTGGGATGCCGAATCTTATTGCCATAAGATTTTTGCTGGAGAAGAAAAGAAAACTAATCTTCCTGTAACTATTTCAACTTGGCAGTCCATTTACAAATTGGATAAATCTTATTTTGACGATTATACATCTATTCTTGGAGATGAGTGTTTATCTCCAGATACATTAATTAAAATAGAAGATGGAACTGAAAAAGAGATAAAAAATATACAAGTTGGAGATAATGTATTAACTTTTAACGAAAAAACTGGGGAGATAGAATCGAAACCAGTATTAAAAATTCATAAAAATATTTCACCAGATGAAAAAATGTATAAGATTACATTATCTAATGGAAGGAGTATTAAAATTACAGGTAATCATAAAGTATTACTAAAAAACGGAACTTGGATAAGATCAGATCAAATTAAATCGGGAGATATAATAAATAGCATAGAATGAGTGAGAAGTTTGTGGGAACTTTTCTTTTGGAAAGAAAATCCACATTTAAAATATGAAAAAATTAGAATAAAATATTACGATTCTATACTAAAAAGAGAAAGAGTTTATATCACCGATTTTTATGATAAGGAAAGTAATACTTTATAGAAGTAAAGCCTAAAAAATATCAGAATACATTAAAGGACAAACAAAAATATGTTTTATCTTCTGGTTACAATTACGTAATAATTGATGAGGATTATTTTAAAAAATATGATGTTGAATATATAAAATCAACTATATTAAATTCATTAATAACTAAAGAAAAGCACGAAAAGAGATTAAAATGGATAAATTATTGGATGAAGTGAAAGTGGTGTCAATTGAAGAAATTGATCCAGAAAAAGAAACTTACAATTTACATATAAAGGATAATCATAATTATTTTGCAAGTGGAATCAATGTAGCAAACTGCCATACATTTAAAGCAAAATCTTTAATTGAGATTATGACAAAACTTCATCATGCCAAGTATCGTTTTGGGTTCACTGGAACTTTAGACGGCACACAGACCCACAAATGGGTCTTAGAGGGGTTGTTTGGTCCATCATACAAGGTGACAAGAACAGACGAGTTAATGAGGCAGGGACACCTCTCTCAGCTTGATATTCAATGCGTTATCCTAAAACATTCTCCCCAAAAGTTTGAAAAGTATGAGGATGAGATACAATATTTAATCACGCACGAACAAAGAAATAAGTTTATCGCAAATTTAGCACTTGATTTGACTGGTAATACTTTAGTTCTTTTTAGTAGAGTAGAAACTCACGGAGCAATACTTTTTGATAAAATAAATAATAACAAATCAACCGACCGTAAAGTATTTTTTATACACGGTGGAGTTGATACTGAAGAAAGAGAATTAGTAAGAGAGATTACCGAAAGAGAGAATGATGCTATTATTGTAGCATCTTATGGAACATTTTCAACTGGTATTAATATTAAGATGTTGCATAACATAATTTTCGCATCTCCATCTAAATCAAGAATACGAAACCTACAATCAATCGGAAGAGTTCTTAGAAAAGGAAAAAATAAAGATAAAGCCAAACTTTATGATATTGCCGACGATTGTACTTATAATTCAAGGAGAAACTATACACTCAATCATTTTATAGAAAGAGTTAAAATCTACAGTGAAGAGAATTTTAATTATGATATAACAACAGTAAAAATAAAATAAAATAAATCTATGGAAGAGGATTTTTATGCGACAATAAAACTAAAAACAGGTGAAGAGATATTTGCTAAAGTAGCAGCATCAGAAGAAGAAGATAGAACTATGCTCATAATATCCAATCCAATTATAGTTTCTGAAATTAAAACTAGGGGAACTATTATTGGATATAAAGTGGAACCATGGTTAAAGACAACAACTGAAGATATGTTTATAATTAACTTCTCTGATGTTCTTACTTTATCTGAATCATCTGATATAGAAATGATTATGATGTATCAGAACTATATTCGTCAATCTAATAAAGAAAGAACCAATCAATCTAAACTGAATAGGAGAATGGGATACTTAGGTAATGTTAATGATACTAAAGAGATCTTGGAAAAAATCTTCAAGAGTAGCTAAGAGTAATTAAAGCTATATCTCATCTTTAAACCCAACAAAGGTATTCTACACACAAATTGATACCTTGTCAAGCATTTAGTAAAGTGGTATAATCTATACATAATAATGACAAAAACTTATGATAACAACAGCAGTTATGACCAAGAGAAAGAGGTCAGAGCATTACGTTAACAACAAAGAGTTTCTCGCTGCTCTCATTAAGTATCGTGAAGATGTTGAAATATCATTCATCCGAAAGTGTGGAAGAGAACCGACTAAAGATGAGAGAGGAAAATCGTGGGACACTAAACCACCTATTCCAAGATATATTGGCGAATGCTTCTTAAAGATTGCCAATCATCTTTCCTTCAAACCAAACTTCGTGAACTATATGTTCAAGGAAGATATGATTTCCGATGGCATTGAAAACTGTGTCCAGTACATTCATAATTTCAACCCAGAGAAGTCTCAAAATCCCTTCGCATACTTCACCCAAATTATTCACTATGCCTTTCTCCGTCGTATCCAAAGAGAAAAGCGCCAACTAGAGATCAAGAATAAGATCCTAGAGCGTTCTGGGTTTAGTGAAGTATTTGACGACAACAATACACTTGACGCAAACAACTATTCCGATTACAATGGTATTAAAGATGGAGTTCACAGTAAGATGAGGTATTGATGTCTCTCGTAGCAATTATTTCGGATCAGCACATGGGGACGAGAAAAAATTCTAAACTATTTCACGATTATTTTCTAAAGTTCTACAATGAAGTGTTCTTCCCGACGCTGGAACAGTACGGGATTACCACAGTTGTAGATATGGGAGATACTTTTGATAGTAGAAAGGGTATTGACTTCTCCGCGCTGTCTTGGGCTAAAAATAATTACTACGACAGACTTCGGGAAATGGGAGTAAAGGTTCATACTATTGTAGGGAACCATACAAGTTATTACAAAAATTCTAATCACGTTAATGCTGTCGATTTGCTTCTTCGGGAGTATGACAATGTAATTGTATATTCCGAACCAACAGAAGTAAAACTGGGTAATCTAAATACTCTTTTTATTCCGTGGATTAACCAAGAAAATGAAGTAAAAACTTTTGAATGTATTAAAAAGACAACTTGCCAGGTGTCGATGGGGCACCTTGAGTGCTCGGGATTTAGAGTTAATCGACAAATCACTATGGAGCACGGTTTGGATAGCAAACTATTTGAGAAGTTCTCCAGGGTCTATTCGGGACACTATCACACTCGATCAAACAATGGAACAGTCTTCTACCTAGGTAATCCTTATGAGATGTATTGGACTGATGTGAATGATACTCGGGGATTTCATATTTTTGATACGGAAACCCTCACGCACACACCAGTTAATAATCCTTACCGAATGTTTTATAACATTTATTATGAGGATACAAACTATCAAACATTTGATACTCGTGAGTATGAAGATAAAATTGTAAAAGTTATTGTTCGCAAAAAAACAGATACTAAAAAGTTTGAAAAGTTTATTGATAAACTCTATGCTTCTGGTGTTGCTGAACTAAAAATAGTAGAAAACTTTGCAACGGAAGAACTAGAAAGTTTTGAAGCACTTGATTCCGAAGACACTCTTACTATTCTGAATAGATATATTGATGAGGCAGAAATTAATCTTGATAAATCTATTATTCAAAAGATGATGCAAGAAATATATCAAGAAGCTTGCGAACTAGTTTAAATGTTTATTCTAACAATCAACGGCAGAGAAACTGAAGGTGCTTATTCTGTAGTTGATGATGAAGGAGAACATATTCTATATCTCTTTCAGGAAGAAGATGATGCGACTCGATATGCTATGATGTTAGAAGAAGATGGATTTCCAGAAATGCATGTAATTGAAATTGAAGACAATGTAATGATAAAAACTTGCGAACTACATGACTACCGATATACTATTATTACTCCATATGACATTGTAATTCCTCCTGATACTGAATATGATTTTATTTAAAAAAATCCGTTTTCGCAATTTTCTTTCCACTGGCAATCAATACACAGAAATTGATTTTCTAAAGCACAAAACAAATCTAATTGTTGGGTCTAATGGTGCAGGCAAAAGTACAGTATTAGATGCATTATGCTTTTCTTTATTCGGAAAATCATTTCGGAAAATTAATAAACCACAACTTATCAATTCTGTAAATGATAAGGACTGTAAGGTTGAAGTTGAGTTTTCTATTGGAAAAACAGAATGGAAAATTGTAAGAGGAATTAAACCAACCATCTTTGAAATTTGGAGAAATGATAAAGCATTAGACCAGTCTTCTGCTGCTTTAGACCAGCAAAAATGGTTGGAGCAGAACGTCCTCAAAATGAACTATAGGAGTTTTACTCAAATCGTTATCTTGGGTAGCAGCACCTTTGTTCCTTTTATGCAACTTTCTACTGCCCATCGTAGAGAAGTGATTGAAGATTTGCTTGATATTAAAATCTTTTCTTCAATGAATAATATTATTAAAGAAAAGATTCGTTCTTCTAAAGAAGATATTAAGGTTCTTGAACTTAAAAAAGAATCTCTTCTTGATAAAGTTAAGATGCAACAGGAGTTTATTGAAGAACTTGAAAAACGTGGAAAAGATAATATAAACAATAATAATCGTAAAATTTCCGATTTGGATAAAGAAATTGAACAATATATGCAGGAAAATGGGTCTGTAGAAGAACCTCTTCAAGAACTTATTCGTGAGCGAGATGCAATTACTGGTTATGCAGAAAAACTTCGTAAATTGGGAAATCTCAAAGGAAAAATCTCCCAGAAAGTATCTACAATTACTGAAGAGCATAAGTTCTTTACAGAGAATACGGTATGCCCTACTTGCACTCAGTCTATTGAGGAGACCTTTAGAATAAATAGAATTAACGACGCTCAATCTAAAGCAAAAGAGTTGCAATCTGGTTATAAAGAACTGGAAGAGGCAATTAAAGAGGAGGAGAAGCGAGAGCGTCAATTCAACACCTTATCGAAGGAGATTTTTGAACTAACGAATGGCATTTCTCAAAACAATATTAAAATTTCTGGATGTCAACGACAAATCAGAAGTTTGGAATCGGAAATTCAAACAATTACCGAACAACTTGCAAACAGAAATACTGAGCATGACAAGTTAGAATCCTTCAAAGAAAATCTAAAAACTACATACGACGAACTCGCTTCTAAAAAGGACACAATCAATTACTACGATTTTTCGTATAATTTACTTAAAGACGGTGGAGTTAAATCCAAAATCATTAAGAAGTATCTACCACTGATAAATCAGCAAGTTAACCGTTATCTTCAGATGATGGACTTCTACATAAACTTCACACTTGATTCTGAATTTAACGAAACCGTCCAGTCCCCTATTCACGAAGACTTTTCTTATGCTTCTTTTAGTGAGGGTGAGAAGGCAAAAATTAATCTTGCTTTAATTTTTGCCTGGAGAGAAGTTGCGAGAATGAAAAATTCGGCCAATACAAATCTTATGATATTTGATGAGGTTTTTGATAGTTCTCTTGATTCAACAGGAACAGATGAGTTTCTTAAAATTATCCGATATGTAATTAAAGATGCTAATGTGTTTGTCATTTCCCACAAGACAGGGATGGAAGACAAATTTTCAAGTGTCATAAAATTTGAGAAAATCAAAGGTTTTTCGCATATGATAGTTTGAACCACTCAAGAAAAATGCAAGTCCCGAACTGGAAACACAACTCTGGGAAACACCAGAAACGAAAACTTAAACCGCAAGCACTGAGGCAAGCAAAGGCACGACGCCAAGCACTCAAGAACAAGCACCCCAAACGGGGTGTTTTTTTTTATAAATATCTAAAAAGTATTTGTAAAATGGACGCACAAGATTTTCGTAGTCTTCAAGTAGCATATATGGAAGTTTATCAAGAAATTGATGAAGAACTAACTGGAGAAAGAAAGAAAAGAGCACTTGAGAAAGGTGGATATTGGGCAGACAGAGTTGCCAGTGGAAAAGAAGGACAACCACTAGAAAGAAGAGATCGTAGTGGCAATGTCACTATGAGGACAACCACAAAGGCACCAAATAAAAGAGGAGGAAAAGAAGATAAAGGATATAGAAAAGCTGATTGGCCCGGTTATGAGGCAGACAGAGGTAGTGGAAACAAAGCAAGAAGACGTGCTGAGAAACTCAACAAAGAAGAAGTAAACCTTTATGACATCATCCTCTCACACCTACTTGATGAAGGATATGCAGAAACACCAGAAGCAGCAGAAGCAATTATGGTGAATATGAGTGAAGAGTGGAGAGAGAGTATCGTTGAAGAAATGCTTGATGAAGCACTAACTGGTGAGCGTTATAAGAAGGTAATGAAAAAACCAGGTGGAACTGCATATAGTCGTAAGGTAAGCGCAGACCCATCCAAACGTGCTACAAGAGGTGGTAGAGGTGGTGAAAGTGATTTTGGTGCTGGTGATAGAGGGTCTGGTAATAGAGCAGCAAGAAGAGCAGGAACTTATAGAGAGGACTGAACCACTTTTCAAACTGTCCACTGGGGGGTCTTCGGACCTCCTTTTTTTGTATAATGGTCTCATACGAAACAAACCTCATGGCAGTCTCTCACGAAATCAAGTCCCAACTCGCCAAACTGCTGGCTACTGAAGACCTTGTGG